TAAACCTAGCACAACGGTTGTTGTACTACCTGCTGCCGTATACATAACATACGGAGTTCCACTGCTCGCAGGTTCGGCTGCAAAAGTAACCACTTTGAACGTATTTGCCATATCTTTCTCCTATACTAGCCCAGAGCTATTGCAAGCGCAGTAGCCGAGTCATCTGTTACGGCAGTTAAAACACTTACATCCATCTTTTTTATTGTACCTGCATCACTTACCAATAGTTCGTCTGTACTTGCCAAACCAGAGGTTAAAGCTGATTGACCACTAATTACGTTATCGTTTATATGCTCGCTTTCAACAGCATTGTCAGCAATCTTTGCTTCTGTAATTGCATCGGCTGCAATCATAGACGTTTCAACACTTGTTCCTGCAATAGTCACTGCTCCGTTAGATGCAATAGATATATCACCTGATACAGCTACAGGATTAAAATTTGTACCATCTGCAACCATAATGTGACCACTTGTATTTGTACCCATCACAATATCATCGCCTGTAACAGTTAAATCGCCTGTTACTACCACATCACCATTAAATGTTGCTTTACCTGCAAGAGCCATATCTATGTCTAAAGCTGTGATAGCTGAAGAACCGTCAGTACCTGCAATGGTAAAGTTTTTATCGGCTGTAGGAACAGTTAATACTGCGTCACCACTGTTTGCATTTGTAAGGGATACTAGGCTTACATTATTAGCAAAGAAATGTATTTCATTTGCTGTTTCAAAATCTATCTTTGTTTCATCATCTTCACCAATCTTTATATCTGTGGCTAATAATGATGTAATACCTGTTTGAGCCGCATCCACAGCCAAGGTTACTGTTGTGGACGATGCACTTGAGGCTATACCTGTACCACCTGCAATAGTTAATGACTCACTGTCTAAGTCAATATCAATCGTGCCACTATCAGAGGCTACATCTAAATCTTGTGCTGTTACCTGGGCATCAACGTATGCCTTAACAGACTGCTGACTTGGAATACCTGTGGCACTGTTAGAATCCATGCCGTCTTCATCAACAAAGCTCTTTCCATCTAGTATATTTAATTCAGCAGCACTTGAAGTAACTACCGTTCCCCCTAACTTCAACCCATTAGTTCCGTCATGGGAGGCTACATCAAAGTCATTAGTGCCATCGCTAACTGTAACATCCCCATCTATACTTACATTACCACTTGCATCTTTAACTATCATCTTAGTTGCAGGTATAGTTATAAAAACGTCTTTAGTACCAGAGCCAAAATTCACAGCACTATTACTGTTAGAGCTCGCTATAACGGTTGTTCTTGCTAAGGTTGTTCCAGAAGAGGTAAACGTACCCAAACCAACCTCAAACGTTCCGTTTGTATTGTCTACTATAGAATAATATGTTGTATCTGAGTTAGATAGGTTTGCAGTAAAAGTCTCAAAATTACTTACAGCACCACCAAGGGTTATAGTCCCCGTGCCCGTGGTAGTGGTAGTTTCCCTTACTCTATCTGCAATCACTAATGCCATTAGGCTATCCTTATTATTGCGTTACTTGCGTCTGCTGCCGGAAACACCACCGTAAAATCACCTGACGATGAGGATTTATCCGCTCCAAAGTCTAATACACAAACAGCAGGATCACCTGATGCACTATCGTTAAATATTAAGGCCCCTCTAGCTGTTATTGTAGACGAACTAAATGTTTCATCTGCAAAGTCTGTCAGGGCTGTTGTGCCTGATGTAGAAGGATCAATTCTTGTTAATTCCCCGCCCTTTGCTGAATAGTTTGTTCCAGATACTTCATTACTTGTGGTGTACGCAGTTGTAGCGGCACTTAATGTTGCACTAGAAGTGTACAAAGCAATATTAAATGTACTGCCCCCACTAAGTAAAAAATTGTGTTTTGCTTCTAAAAGTTCTTTTTTAAAAGAGGTACACATTGCCTGAGTTATAGCCATTATAGTCTCCTTATGTGTTCTGCAAGCTTATTATAACCTGCATCTTTAATTGCATTGTAAACTGTTGTCCTGTCTGATTTTATAGCTTCTTGCATATAAAACGCTATAAGTTTCTCTAAGTGTGTTTTAAACGCTCTAGCTTGATCTCTGATCTCAGGAGCGGCATTGTCACTTACTTCTACTATTTTGTCGGCGCATCTTTTAGCGACTTCTTCTGGGGTAAATCCTCTGTTCTGTGTTGTGTGTACATTTACAATAGGCGTTTTTGGTAATTCCATTAACATTACTGTTTCTCCCTAACAACCTGACCCGTTCTATAGTAATCACTAACTTCTTTCGCCTCACCAAACAATTTAAGGGATTGCACCGCTTCAGTAAACCGTTGAGCATAGTTCTGAAGAACGTCTGGCTCTCCCTTCATAAAAGTATAAGCCTCCATCAAGCTACCGTACAACATGGCACTTGGTGCATTCGTGCTAAGCCAAGTAGTTCCCGAATCAGACCCGGCAGTCAAACTGGTCGGTCTGTAGTAATAATGCAACTCTACATTAGACGAGGCACTGGGCGTAGGCCCTATCACAAAGTTATCCGTATCAAATAAGGCGTAATATCGGGGGTCCCCTGTAGTAGAAGAATTTGGGTTAAATGTTTGAACAAAGTTAACGTCTTTGTAATCTAAAAACACTTTCTCACTGCTACTATTAACAAAGCTTAGAGAGAAAGGTGACAAAAAATCGCTAGGACAAGCTAAATATTGATTACTAGAGGTAAACGCCGCCGTAGCATTTTTACGAAAATTACTAAGCTGCACATTTTTTAAAATGCGTTCCTCAGCCTGAATAATAAAGGTGGACAAAGAATCTACAAACGTTGTTTCTGTGTTTTCCGTATAGTTCTGTATGGCTGTTTTTAATGTTGCAAAAGTAAAACTCATGTCGTCACCGTAACCTCTCCAAGTAGAGCAAATGCTCTTATCTCCACTCCTCTATTTGGAAAGCCCCCGGATCCTACAGGAGCTGTCATGGGTTCCTTCCTATCAGGGCGTGCGTCCTTTAACGCTTGGGAGTCAACCACTGTGGGAAAAGGCTCAAGTTGTGCTTGCTTAGGTTCAAACTCGTCTTTACCTACAAGTGATCCATTCCATTCTTTGCGCATATCTTTATATCTATAACGAAAGCCGGATCTATCTGATATAGCGTAAGCGTGTTTACCTTGTGCAAATCGTGGCATCAGGAGCTCCTAAAATACTGATACTGAGGAACTACATTAAAAGAAGCTCTGTCTCTGTCCTCAGTCATCGCTCTTTGAAACTCCTCTTCATACATAGCTTTCAACATTTGTGTTCTGTTTGGCGCTCTCTTTATACTAATATAATAAGCCAGTCCGGCAGCTAGACAGGGAAAGAACCTGAAAGGCATATCCATAGTATTTATAAAAGTATCCGCATCATCCATACGTGTAAGAGCATCAAATATAATAGTATCTGTGCTATTTTCTGGTGTTGGCCAAATCTTTAATACGGGTGTTATTTGCCTATCCAAAAAGAATTGATTGGGTCGTCCCGTAGTGCTTTTTGTTGGTATACCTAAATACGTAGACCGGCTTATTCTTTCCATAGAAAAGTCTGTACTACTGCGTCTGACAACAACAGAAAGTATATCAATGACGTTTGTATTCAAATTATACGTAGAGGTACCAGAGGTAAGGGCTTGTGTGGTTTGGCTTATTGTCCATTGATTAAGGCCCCGATTAGCCCACTCAGCTAACATTAAATTAAGAGAACGCTTGGCAGATTTAAGATCGTAACCTGTTCTGACCTCTAAACCACAGCGCTCAAAAGCCTCTTCAATGTACTCCGCAACGTCGAGTTCAAAGTTTGTGCTGTCTGATACGGCCATCTACTCATCCTTGTTTGCGTACATATTATCAAAAATTTGGTTAACGTCCAACACATAATCTAAATCGGACTTTGAGTAATGTATATGTTGCGATGGTTTAAAGTCCGGAGGACCCTCCCCCGTCTCAAACCATGCAGGATGAGTAACACGAACTCGGTTGTTTGGCAAGGCTACAATATTACCTGTATAGTTGCCTGCATCTAATAACGTTAAAACATGGCTTTGCTTATGCTGTGCAGGGTCATCCGCTATCTCACTTTCTGTGTAATCTACAGTAAAATGATACTTTGCAGGATAAAACTCACCGCCTATTTTTGCCATCCATGGGCAAGGCGTTGCTCTATCTAAAGTATAAACAGCATGATGATGGGAGGCGCAATCCCAAGGCTGCGCTAAATATGTCTCCATAGGATCAGGCCATCCTTCGAAATCAAAGTCCCCAACCAAAGCAGTAATTGGCATACGAGCCCACATAGCGCCACCATGCACATTAGGCTCATCGTCGTCATTCTCGCATCCTGTAAATATTACTTGGAAAGACAAACACCTATTCGGCATTGTCGTGACGGCAATAGCCATCGCGTGCAAAAATTCACCATGATATTTTTCATGGTTGTGTGTATATTCTCGACGTACCCAACATTTAAAATGCGGGATGTTACTTTGTAAATACGGCAAACTATCTGGGGCCTTTAGTTTTCTTTGAAACGTTAAAACCTTTGTTTTTTAAGAACTTAGTAGCTTTGGCTACCGTCATGCCTGCCATCATGCCTGCACCGGCACCTGCTCCCATGGCGGATCCTGCCATTGCAGATTTAGCAGCGGTAACTTTTCCGCCCGGCTTAAATTTTTTCACTGCACCGCCTTTTTTCATCATTTTCTTAACAGCGCCACCTTTTTTCATCATTCGTTTAATAGCACCACCTTTACGCTTCATAGCATATGTCTTCTTTTTTCTCATAAGTTTCTCCTAAGTATATAAAGTTTTCTTACGTCTGTTTGACATCACTGCCCCACACCCTCGGGCTATAAATCGTTTACCTTTTAAATTTACATTATCTTTTTCAACTTTACCACCTTTATCATAGCCAAAAGGCAAACCTTGCAGTTTTTTGCCCGTCACAGTGAAAGTATCTCTAACTCGTCTACTTACGTCTTTAAGCGGTATAGTTCTATCTAAGAACTGCGAATAACTTATTTTTTTAGTTGTAAAATCATCAATAGCCTTGATGTATTTTCGCTCATCTCCAGTGTATGCTTGTCTTGCTCCCATTATCGTACATGACCTCCATTACCTAAACGAACAACCGCCTGCTTTGTATTCTTAACAACAGTCTTGCCCTTTGACCCTTCACGTTTTTTCTTTTTAGCCGTGGTAGCACGTTGTGACTTAGTTAAGGATTGTGCCTTACTACGGGGCAAACATCTATCAGGATTCTTCTTGTCTTTAGACGTACCGCACTTACCTTTAATCTTGCCGTCCGTTCCAATACGAACCCAGTCCTGTTTTAACCATTTTTTAAGTTCGCCCATTACGCTTTCTTCTTCTTTTTACCTTTAGCACCTTTAGCATAGTTTGGATCTTTACAATATTTACTTGCCGCTAAATTTGCGTAAGCACTTGGATATGTATCAAAAGTACGTTTTGCCCATGCTTTACCCGAAGGACAAATCTTGCCCCCCTTCTTCATTTTTACCACTCCGCCTTTAGCCATTCTAATTGGAGGACACGCTCCACTGCCTAAATTTACCTTACTTCTTGATTGCGGCCTGCTCATAAAGGGCACTCCTTCTAATAAAATCTTCCCACAAGGGTTTTAACATTGAATTGTTTTGTTCGATCTTTACAGACATAACAGCCGTGCGCTTATCCACACTGATTAACGTCACCGTCATCCATGTTATAGCACCCAAAGATAACGTGGTGATACTACCAACTAATGCTTGCCTTATTAACATCGCCATCTTCTCCTAGCTTGCCTCAAACGACTATTTGGATTTTTAGCCGCTTTTGGAAACTTCTTCATCTGTCCGGCGCTTCGTGCACAAAATGACTTACGCCTTGCTTTATCTTTAGCTGTTAGGTTCTTCTTTTTGGTAACAGCCGTTTTCAACTTACTACCGGGATTATCGCGTCTATATCTCGCCACACCATCTTTAGTCATCCCCGCTCCAGATTTAGTGGAGCGGAAATACTTTTTTGTCTTAGGCGGTTGCTTATCG